GGATTTGATTATGGAATATATTAAAGTAAAAGATAAAGACCACCTTGCAAGAGATATGAATTCAAATGGAATTGTAAATTTTGATATGGAGGGTTATGAGAAATATATTGAGAACTATAAAAGAGTTTATAGTGAATCTCAAAAAATTAAAAATCTTGAAAGCGAACTGAGTGAAATTAAAGACAATTTGAATGAAATTAAATCTTTACTGAGGAATTTAGCAAATGGATCCTGATAAAATTACTTTGGATAATATATCAAAATCTTTTGAATATGAGAAACTTTCTAGAGACCTAGATAGTATAGATGATATAGAAATTTTGAGAAATTTTGCCAAGTCTTATGCAAAACTCTATTTTAAACAACAAGAAGTCATATTAACACTCTAATGGCACAACCATCTACCAGACAGGAACTTATTGAGTATTGCAAAAGAAAACTGGGAGCACCAGTTTTAGAAATTAACGTTGCTGATGAACAGATAGAAGATTTGGTTGATGATGCTATTCAATTTTTTCAAGAAAGACATTTCGATGGAGTTTATCCAACATTTTTAAAATATCAAATAACTGATGACGATATTAATAGGGGAAGATCTAAACCAAATTCTGGAGTTGGAATTAGTACATTATCAGTCAATCACAATGTTGGATTAACAACCCAATTTAATTTTTATGAAGGTGGCAATTACCTCCAAATTCCACCTTCAGTTATTGGAGTAAATAAAGTATTTCATTTTGATGGTACGAATACCATAACAAATAATATGTTTAGTGTAAAATATCAATTATTTTTAAATGATATTTATTATTGGGGATCTACTGAACTTTTAACTTATGCAATGGTTAAAACATATTTGGAGGATATTAATTTTTTACTTACAACCCAAAAACAAATAAGATATAATAAAAGACAGGACCGTTTATATTTGGATATTGATTGGGGATCTGTATCATCCGGTTCTTATTTGGTAATAGATTGTTATAGGACATTAGATCCGAATGATTATTCCAAAGTATGGAACGATTCATTTTTAAAAATGTATTTGACAGCACTAATAAAAAAACAATGGGGTCAAAATTTAATTAAATTCCAAGGTGTAAAACTACCGGGCGGCGTAGAACTTAATGGAAGGCAAATTTATGATGATGGCCAAAAAGAATTAGATGACATTATGGAAAAAATGTCAAATACTTATGAACTTCCACCATTAGATATGATTGGATAATTATGCTAAATCCATTCTTTCTTCAAGGTTCAAAGACAGAACAGTCATTAATTCAAAGTTTAATTAATGAGCAACTTCAAATGTATGGGGTTGAGATCTTTTACATACCAAGAAGATATATTACAGAGAAAACAGTAATTAAAGAAGTTATTCAATCAGTATTTGATAATGCATATCCACTTGAAGCTTATGTCAATACATATGATGGATATGAAGGTCAGGGAACGATTTTATCAAAATTTGGAATTCAATCTTTAAATGATTTAACTATTACTATTTCAAAGGAAAGATTTGAACTTTATATTTCTCCTTTATTGCAAAATGCTTCTGACATCAAATTATCAACAAGACCTAAAGAAGGAGATTTAATTTATTTTCCTTTAGGTGATAGATTATTTGAAATTAAATTCGTTGAACACGAAAAACCATTCTATCAACTTCAACAAACATACGTTTATGAATTAAATTGCGAATTATTCAGATATGAAGATGAGATAGTTGATACTGGAATCAAAGAAATTGACGATAACATAACAGAAGAGCAAGCTTATGTTCAATCTCTTATTATGGTTGGATCTGGGGTAACAGCAACAGCAGAAACAGTAATTTTAAATGGTGGTGTAAGATTTATAACTTTGATTAATAGAGGAAATGGTTATACTTCTCCACCAAGAGTTGCGATATCATCAGCACCATCTAACGGATCAACTGCTGTTGGAATTTCTACTCTTATTGGTGGATTAATTGATTGCAGTGGAAATGATGAAAATTATAAAGTTCAAGGTGTTCAAATTATAAATCCAGGATATGGTTATACTGTTGCGCCATCTATTGTATTTGTTGGCGGTGGAGGAAAAGGTGCAAAAGCAACTTCAATTCTTGGAGATGGAATAATTGGTGTTGTTACAGTAACATCTGGTGGTTTTGGATACGAAACTGCACCTAGTGTGACATTTACACCTGCACCAGAAACGGGAATTACAGCAACTGGAATATCTAGTATAAATTCTGCTGGTATTGTAACCGCAATTTATATTACAAATGCGGGTCTTGGATATACACAAATACCTGATGTAACTATTTCACCTCCATATTCTATTAGTACAGGAACTTATGTATATAATGAGACTGTAACAGGAACTATTAGTTCCACTACAGCAGTTGTGAAGAGTTGGGATATTGTTAACAGTATTTTACAAGTTTCAAATATTACAGGATCTTTTGTTGTTGGCGATATACTAGTAGGTAAAGAATCTGGAGCAACTCATAAAGTAAGAATACTAGAAGAATACAATATATCCGATAACTATGCAGAAAATGATATTATAGAGATTGAAGCGGATGGTATTATTGATTTTAGTGAGTCAAATCCATTTGGAAATCCATAAATAGTTTATAATATTACCATAAAAAATGTTTGAATATTTTTACCACGAGATATTAAGAAGAACTATAATTTCATTTGGTTCTTTATTTAATGATATTTCTATTCAACATAAAAATAATTCGGATGATATTGTCAGCACATTGAAAGTTCCTTTGTCTTATGGACCAACTCAAAAGTTTTTAGCAAGACTAGAACAATCCCCAAATTTAAATCAACCAGTTCAAATGTCATTACCAAGAATGTCATTTGAATTTGTAGGACTAACTTATGATAATTCTAGAAAAGTAACTAGTACTCAAACATTTTTATCGACATTATCAACGGATAAAACAAAACCAAAAAAGTCATACATGCCTGTTCCATATAATATGCAGTTTGAATTGAGTATTATGACTAAATTAAATGATGATATGCTTCAAATCATAGAGCAAATAATTCCTTACTTCCAACCTGCATATACAATATCAGTAGATTTGGTGGAAACTATTGGAGAAAAAAGAGATGTTCCTGTAGTTCTTGAAAATATCACTATGCAGGATGATTATGAAGGAGACTTTTCTAGTAGAAGGGCTTTGATTTATACTCTAAGATTTACTGCAAAGACCTACTTGTTTGGCCCTATCTCAGATGTTTCCAAAGATATTATCGAAAAAGTTTCTATTGGTTATATTTCTGGAGATAAAGTTCCCAATCCAATAAGAGAAGTTACTTATTCGATAGAACCATCTGCAACAAAAAGTTATCTTAATAATGTAGTTACTAATCTTTCTAAAGATTTGACTGAGGTTGAGACTATAATTGAAGTTAATGATCCATCTTTAATATCTGTTGGTGATATTGTAGTTATTGATGATGAGAATTTTAAAATAGTTTCTAAAACGAGTAATAAATTAACTGTCAACAGAGGTCATGATAGTACATCAATAAGTGAACATGTATCTGGTTCTGAAGTTAAATTGATAACAAAATCAGATGCAAATCTTATCGAGTTTGGTGACGATTTTGGATTTAGTGGATCATTATTTTAATTAAAATAAAAAAAGTATAAAAATGAGTAAAAAATTTGATAGTTTAAATGAAACTTTTAACGTTCAGGCGGATATAATATCCACCAAAGATGAAATGAAATCCATAGAAAAAAAGATAGAAATTATTAACGAATCTGGATCAGATGATCTTAAAAAAGATTATGAATATAGTAGGGGTAATTTATATTCTATTATAGAAAAAGGGCAAGAAGCACTGAATGGAATATTGGAATTGGCACAAGAAAGTGAAATGCCAAGGGCTTATGAAGTTGCTGGCCAATTAATTAAAAATGTTGCAGATGCTACAGATAAACTTATAGATCTTCAAAAAAAATTAAAAGATATTGATGAACAAAAAGTTAAAGGACCCACAAACGTTACAAATGCTCTTTTTGTAGGGTCTACAGCGGAATTATCAAAATTATTAAAATCATCTGATGCAAGTGAAAAATCATAAATATAAAAAGATTGTTGAATTATTTGGATGAAACCTAAGTTTACACATAAAACTCCACACTTGGGGAAAAAACAACATCAACTTGATCCAAATATAGACTTAAAGCATTTAGTACATCATGCTTCTGTTCAATATGTAGATCGTGATGTTGATGGAGATGCTGATGTTTATGATAATCC